GGGGTAAGTACCTAGGATAGAATGTTACATACCCGATTACAATACGCCACGAGGAGGTGGTAAACATGGATGACTTTGATAAGTTTTGGGCTGCTTACCCTAAGAAAGTAGCCAAGGCAGACGCTAGAAAAGCGTGGGCGCAGACAAAAGATATACGGCCTGAATTAACAAATTTGTTAACTGCCATAACCGCTAACTGCAAGACCGAGAGCTGGATGAAGTCTGGCGGGGCGTTTATCCCGTATCCAGCCACCTGGCTTCGCGGTGAGCGTTGGGAAGATGAACTAGAGGTTTCCCTGCCAAACGTAGTTAACGAGAAGCCTTGGCACGAAACCGCTACCGGCATAGAACTCAAGGGCAAGGAACTAGGATTAGACCCTAGCCAGTTCGAGTCGTTCCCACACTTTAAGGTTGCGGTTATGAGAGCCGCGCTTAAGTCTGCATGACAGACCCATTCAAAATTACAGAGCCAACCGTCATTAGTTTTTCTGGTGGTCGGACTTCTGGGTATATGCTCTGGCGAGTGTTGCAATCAAATAGTGGTTTGCCAGATGAAGCGATTGTCTGTTTTGCCAATACAGGAAAAGAGGACGAGGCTACTTTGCAGTTTGTAGACGATTGTTCTAAAAACTGGAGTGTGCCAATTGTGTGGCTAGAATACCGATTGGATGACCCAAAATATGCGGTTGTAGATTTTCATACCGCCAGCAGAAACGGAGAGCCGTTTGAAGCTTTAATTACCAAAAAAAACTATCTTCCAAATCCTGTAACACGATTTTGTACCGCAGAATTAAAAATTAGAACATTGCATCGTTATCTTAAAAATCTTGGTTGGAAGCATGACGAAAACTTTGATTGGATAGGCATAAGGGCAGATGAACCAAGACGTGCGGCAAAAGTTGATAAGTCCAGAGTTCCTTTGTTTGTCGACGGGGTTACATCTAAGGATGTTGGAAAGTTTTGGTCAGAACAATTATTTGATTTAAAACTTCCAAATATTAACGGAAAAACCTATCACGGAAACTGTGATTTGTGTTTTTTGAAGGGCTACCCACAAACCTTAAGCCTTATACAAGAAAAACCAGACCGAGCGATATGGTGGGCAAAAATGGAATCAAAAATTCAATCTGGTGGAGAGTTTAAAGGCGATGGAGCGCGTTTCCGTAAAGACCGACCAAGTTACGCCAGTATGATGAAATTTGCCCAAACGCAAGGGGATATGTTTGGAAGCGAAGAAGAGTCTATTGCTTGTTATTGTGGTGACTGATGATTCTCTCCCAGCACAACAGGAACGTCGCCCGTGAGATGGTGGATAACGCACCTGACGGGCATATTCTTGAGGTACGGCCACCTAAGCGCAGTCTTGACAGCAACAGGTACTACTGGGCGGTCTTGGGTGATATATCCGAACAGGTAGTTCCTGGTAGGTCTTATGAGCCTAGCGTCTATCACGAATACTTTAGAACTCTTTTCCTGCCTGAACGGATGGTGGAGTTGCCCGACGGGTCACTCAAGATGCTAGAACCTAGCACAAGTGAGTTGAACCAATCATCTTTCTCCGAGTATGTGGAAAAGGTTGTGATGTGGGCTTTGCAAAACGACGTAAAATTTAGCGACAACACAAGGGGCCTTGGTGACAAAAGATGAAAAAAACCATATGTCTGCGGTTGCAGAATTGGGATGCTCTATCTGTCGCCGATTGGGCTATGAGGGCACGCCTGCTGAGTTACACCATATTCGGAGTGGACAAGGGTGGGGTAGACCGAGTAATTATTTCGTCATCCCCGCATGCGTTCGCCATCATCGTGGAGATGAAGGAATCCACGGACTCGGAACCAAAGGCTTCCCAAATCACTACGGATTTACCGAGCAAGAGTTATTAGAGGATGTATACCGTCTTTTGGGCAAACCTTTACCGGTAGGGAATAAATGAAAGCCATCGTAATAGCAACAACCCAAGGTAAGTGTCTTCCTGTCCTAGCCGCATCCGTGACCTTCTACGTCCCGCAGGATGTGACGGTATTCCTAGCGGGTAGCGACATTATCTTCCCGCGCCACAGGACTGTGAACCTGCCCAACGACGCTACTAACTTTGGCGATGCTTATAACGCCGTGGTCAAGCGAGCGTTCGAGGAGGTCGACGAGGTTGTTGTTTGTAATGACGATATTGTGTTCAACCCTACCACCTGGAAGCTGCTTGGCGAGGACGTTGCGTTTCTGCGAGACAAAAGCATCCCCCTCGGATGGCTGGCCGCTAGGTCTGATTATGCCAGAGGTTTGCAGAATATCCGGTTGGGTTCTGGACAGATGTCGTGGTTTCGTTTTGAAACCGAGAACAGTCTTATAAAGGCAGACGTTATCGCGCCTATCTGCGGCTATATCCACAAAGACGCGTGGATAGATTTTAAGAGTCTCAATTGGTATTCAGACGACCTGCAATGTTACGAGCAAATGGAGGCAGGACTGACCCATTGGATTAGCAGAGCTTACGTTTCCCACGTCGGCTCTCAAACGTGTGGATTTAATGCCAAAGAACTTATACAATCTGCAAAGCCGGTTATAAAACAGCATAGACCAGATCTGTACGAACTATGGTTCAAAGGACATGATTAGCGAAACCCGTCTTATTAGCGAAGACCGTCTTCGGAATTGGGCGTTTTTCTGTGCGTGGGGTCATGTGGGCCCTGAACACCGTACCCAATGCGCCAGCGCGGAGGGGAACTACGAGTCCGAGGATGTCTTTGAGGGCGAGGAGCCAAGGATAGAACCCGATATGTTAGACGGGCAGGAAGTAGAGAATGCGGTTAGGGTTTTACCCGATATAAGCCGCAGGGTTTTGAAGGCAAGGTATATCCAGTACCCGTACAACTTGAGCCACAATGTAGCCCAGAGATTACGGATGTCTACGCATAAATTAGAACTAGAACTATTGATAGCCAAGAGGAGGCTGCATGACAGACTTAACAGAAATCAGGCAGGGAACAGAGGAGTGGTTACAGGCGAGGCTGGGGTTCTGCACAGCCAGCAGGGTTAGCGACGCTCTAGCGGGCAAGGACACGGAGACTAGGAAAAACTACCTCTGGCAGCTTGTAGCGGAAAGACTTACCAAGACCCCACAGGCGGGTTTTGCGCCCAACGCGGCCATGCTTCGTGGAAATGAGCAAGAGCCCGTCGCACGCGCCGCCTACGAAGCCCATAGCGGGGTTTTCGTAGACCAAGTAGGTCTAGTGGTACACCCAACTATAAAATGGCTAGCAGCCTCTCCTGACGGCTTGGTGGGGGATGATGGTCTTGTAGAGATAAAGAACCCAAACACGGCCACGCACCTCCAGTACAGGAAGGCGGGCAAGGTTCCGACCAAATATAAGAATCAGATGATGCTTCAACTAGCCTGTACCCAAAGAAAATGGTGCGACTTTGTGAGTTTTGACTCCCGGCTGCCGACAAGCAAAGTGCTGTTCATCGTGCGGTTCGAGCCAGAGCAAAAGGAGATAGACGAGATGCTAGACAAGATTAAAGTGTTTTTAGGGGAAGTGGAGGCCGAGTGTGATGATTGACGACCTGGCGGTAGAGGCGGGATTGTTTCTCAAGGAGGGGGAGTTGTTGTTCAACTTCCACGAAGACTCTCGTACCCAGTTGCAGAGGTTCGCAGAAATCGTGCGCGAGGAGGAGAGGTTTCGGTGCGCGAGAATGGCCGAAGAATGGGGATTCAAGACGTTGGCTCAGGAGATGAGGGGTTGAGCCAGCAGGTGATGATAGAAGCCCTGTATCAGGAGATTGTGGGGGTTCTGGGCAAGTTTGACGAGGCACTCCCTCTAGCCTCTGTGGTAGGGGTTTTAGAGGTAATCAAGTTTCAGCTTTTGAATAATACGGAGGATGAAGAATGAGAGACGGACTTATAGCTGCACACTTCTACGCGCAGGACGCGGCGTTTTTCGTACTATGTATGCTTGGCGTTATTATCTTTGCGGGGTGGACAGAGTGGCGGCGTGGTTAATAGCCGGTATCGGTGTTGTATACCTTGTGGTGGCGGTGCAGTTGCTATTACAGGGTAAGGTGGGTCTGGGCGTGGCTTTCTTAGGTTATAGCCTTGGCAATGTGGGTCTTTATTTAGCAGCCAAATAGGAGAAGTAAATGGAATACGATAATACGAATAGCGGTGTGTTGTTTAAGAATGAGTCGGACAACGAGAAAGCTCCAGCCTACAAGGGCAAGTTAAACGTGGACGGGACTGAGTACCAACTAGCCGCGTGGATTAAGACGGGCAAGTCTGGGCAGAAGTTTATGAGCCTCAAGGTGGAACTGCCGAAACCCAAGGCAGAGCCTAAGCGTCAGGAATCGCTTGAGGAAGACATCCCATTCTGACACAGCAACAGCTAAAAGCCCTGTTTGATTACAGGCGCGGACGACTTGTGTGGAAGCCTCGGCCAATTGAGGCTTTCGCCAAGTATTCTGCCTACGTCATGTGGAACCGACGGTACGCGAACAGGGTAGCCGGTCACATAACCCCTCGCGGTTATCGCAAAATCGCTATATTCAAGAAGCCTTACTTTGCCCATAGGATTGTCTGGGCGTACCACTACGGCTACTGGCCGGAGCAGGTTGACCACATAAACTGCAAGTTTGCCGATAATAGAATAGGCAACCTCAGAGAGGCCACCCAGACCGAGAATAGGTGGAACTCCAAGCGCAGGGCAAAAACCAAGTCAAACGTGAAGGGTGTGTATAAGAGGGGAACAAGGCTTTACGAGGCGCACATCATGGCCAACGGAAAG